AAGAATCGCTAAGTGACGATGATAAGGTGAGGTACATGTTACCGGAATATCCTTGCAGTATGGCGTTTCAGTATAACGGGTATGAGCTTAAAAGTGACCGCATCATAGTTGATTGCGGTAAGAATAAAACACAACATGAGAGGATTTATAGACTATGAGTAACAAAACATTTTTAACGGGTAACATCGGACGCGGTGAAGTTCGGGTCACGCCAAGCGGCAAGACGGTTTGCAATTTTTCAATGGCGGATAATATCGGCTATGGCGAAAATGAAAAAACCCAATGGGTTGAATGTTCATTATGGGGCAAAAGAGCCGAAAGTTTAAAGCTAACTGACATGTTGGTCAAAGGTAATCAAGTTACAATTGAGGGTCAAATTGAGATTATACCGGCATCCGGTGATTACCCGGCCAAACTGAAAATGCCGTTTGTCAACGATATCATTCACATAACCGTCAAAGGATTCTCTGAAAATAAAAACCAAGGTCAGGACAGCCCGGCGGGTGCGGCCAATTTTGATGATGAAATTCCGTTTTAAGTTTATTTTTTAAACCTGGAATGAACTATAACAAACATAGAAGTAACCACCAAGGTAATCAAAGACCAGAATCCGGCGCTTGCTGCGTTGATATTGGTATCTTTAACAATCCAGGTGGTTATACCCATGGTGAATGAGATTGCAACAATAATAAGGATTCCGTCAAAGGCTTCGTACAGCGAAAATCGGACGGCGCTTTTTGCTTTTTTTGCAACTTCAATTGTTTTCTTAATCTGGTTTGTCATTTTTTAATGCCTCAGCTTGTAATTTTTTTATTGAATTAATATTCGCTTTACAAATGGCCGTCGCCTGGTCTAAAACAATCGCAAGGTAGTACCAATCGTACCACGGATAAATGTCGGCATACTCGCAAATTAAGAGTTCTGCGGGCATTTCGACATAAACCGGCACCTTTACCTCAATTGTTTGAGTTTTCACCGCTACGGGCTTGGAGAAGCATCCTGACAGCATCGTCGCCCACAATAGGACTGATACAGTCGCCAATCGGCTTCTTGTTTTTCTTAAAATTTTCATATTCAAGCTCATGTTGTTTTTTAATTTGAGCTATGAGAGCCTTGTTAGATTCAATCTCGGCTTTGGAGTTTGCCTCGTTGATACCTTTGCGCAGCTCCCACACCTCGTTTGCCTTTTTTAATTTTTTTATGGCTTCGTCGCTCGCTTTGTTTGCGTCGATTAAGGTCAATTTTTCAGACTCAAGGCGAATGATGGCCGCTTTTTTGGATTGATTTAAGTTCCACAAAAACAAAATACCCAAGCCAAGAATACCGGCCAAAATCGCAGTATTTTTAAGACTTACCAAACGTGTAAAAAACCCCATTATCTCCGCCCCTGGTAGGTTATGCTGTAATGATTGCCGTCATTAAATCTACCGCCCCAACTGCAAAATACGTGCTGAGCCTCCCACCATTCGCCAAGCTCTTTGTGCCCCTCTGAAGTGTTAATGTAATCGCCGTCTTTGAATAGGTTTAAATCAATTGCCAATTTTGACTTGTGTAGACTTGTTTTTCTGCCAACATGACATTCTTGGCACCTCATGGCGTGCCCTGTTCTTATTTCAAAACCAAGCTCAAACGCCTTATCGTAAAGCCTCGGAATGAGTCTTGAAAACAATTCTTGTCTTTTGCCTAATTTCATCATTTATCCGCAAGTTTGGAAACAGCGACATGTATCTTGTCCAGAGAGTATTCCATGTTTTTTAGACGGTTGTCGATTTCAGTTCGTGGAACAAAAACCGTTATTTTTTCACCATACGGCATATGCTTTCCCGAGTCGGCATCGTGGGTTTTTAAAAGAGATGTGAGCATCATTATTGCACTCTGGTTGCTATCAACCCTTGAGTCCAGTTTTGACGTCCACCAGACAAAACCGCCTGTCCAAGAAACAAAAGCAAAAAGCGTTATTATCGGAATTGACTTAGATAAATGCCATTCCTCTTTTCGTCGTTCGGTAAAGTCTTTCATACTTTCTCAATCATTATCCTATTGCCGCCTGAAACCAGACTTGTTACTTCCCCCGAGTTACCGTCCGCGATAACAGAGCCGCCTAACCTTACAATGTCGCCAGCCCCAAACGTAACTATTTTGCCCGAACACGACGCGGTGGCCGTGTTTGCGTAGCCGCCAATTAGTCCCATTCTTGTTATTGAACCAACAATTGGGTCATAGCCGCCGCCGTCATTAACCTCTAGCCTGAATTCAACATCCAGGTGTTGCGATATATTTGTGCCGATATCAACAGTGGCGTCGTAGCTGACCTTGTAATCCCCGGCAGCAACTATCGTTATGAGCGTCAATAAAGAAGTGTACGCAGCATCAACCCGGTCAACAACAGACCAGTTCACATAAGTATATGCGCCGCTCCAAATGAGTGTGGACGTTGATGTTGAATAGGCGGAAAAAAATGCGTTTGTTCTGGTTAGGCTTGAAAAAGTTTTTGCGCCGGTGATTGTTTCAACCGCCGTCTTTTCTGACATCTTACCAAGGTCAGCCTGAGCCGCGGTTATTTCTGTTTTAACAGCTGAGGCAAAATCGCTTCCAGTATCCGTTAAAATTATGTTTGTACCATCTACTGTAACTGCCATTATACATATCTCGCTAAAATGTTTAAATTTACATCGCCCGTAACCAAAGAACCCATTTCGTCATAGACTTTTATATCAAAGCCAAAGAAGTCATCCGACGAAGTTATGAGCTCAAATGTGGCTACATAACTATTGAATTCAGCCACATTAATAGATACAAACTGAACAAGGGCTGCCGTCTGGCTGAATAAAAATTGGTCATTGCCGCTATTGTAAACAAAATTGACAAAGTCTGTTTTAATTTTTCCTTTAATTCTGTAATTGTATGTACCGGACTTCCAGAGCCACCTTGAGCTTGTGTCTGGAGACGTTATTTTTAATCGCATTGAGTGACCTGTCCCGCTACAGTTCAAGCCGTCACGCTCAACCCATGTAGTCGTACCGAATCCAATTGTGCCGATTTCGATTTGCATATTTGGCAGACTGCCTGAAACTGATTCAATCATATCGCCTCCACCCCAAATATGATTTCCTGTAACCTCCGCGCCGCTGACCGTGTTGATTATTTCAAAAACGCAGTCAGTTGGAGGCCGAACAGAAAAGGCATCTTGTTCGATGGTGATTTCGTCTGAATATAAGGTAGAAGTTATATCGCCCGCACCCTCAGATAAAAGCGATTCAGTGGTGTACGTGTTCATGGCGTTTGGAAACATTTCAGCCCAGGTATTACCGGTGTTGTTGGCATACCCTTTTCTTGAGAAAAAATCCGCATCAAATACAGGCGGATTAGTCAAAAAAGTAACTCTGTCAGTATAAACCCCGGTCATTTCAACAGAGCCCACATCGTCAATATAAATTGGTCCGGTTTTAAGTAGCGCGTAATCTTCATAATCCTGAACAACTAAATCCGAATATCTTGTCGCATTTACAGATTCATTTCCGGCATTGTCCACCGCTTTGATTAACAAGTCCCAAGTGCCCTCTGGGAAAAGTTCAGCGGTGAATACGTAGGCGTCAATCCGACTTATTAACAATCTTGAATTTGCATCGTTCCATAAAAATCCATCTGGACCAAATTGGATTTCATAATACCAAACTGATTGATTATCGGCAGCCGGACTCCATTGGCAAGTGACAGAACCTTGAGATTGGAAACAAACAAAATCCGGAACATTTGTTGGCGGAAAATCTTTGCCAAGCGGTGTAATGGTATCCGTTATGCCCGTGGACTCAGTTCCGCCAAAACCGATAACTTTTAAGTTAACAGAATATTCTATATTCTCTTGTATGTTTGAAAACGCGCATTGTGTTGCGCTTGAGTTGAGTATTTTAGTGTCAATTTCAATTCCACTTACAACCTCGGTTAACACGCAAAGATAGTTGTAATTGTAGGAATAAGCCGTGGCAGTCCAATCGGCTCTTATGCGGCTGAAATATATTCCGGTTTGAAACGCTGGAACCTCTACCGATAAAGCCAAGCCGCTTGCGTCCGTTACATCAAAGGGGTCATCAACGGTTAAGCCCGGATTTTCGGGGTCAAAGTCTGCGATTTCGTTTGAATAAATGTCGTCGTCTTCTTTTTGTGCCAGGATTTCATACTCTGATATGTTGACTTTTTTCTTGGCAAAGATTTTCATTTTTTGCGGAACGTCATTAAGCTCGTTAATTGTCAGCGTAAAGGTGTCGCCCTCAAAAAAAGGATAAACTGATTGGTGAGCCTTGAATGAAACCGAAAACTTACGAAGTCTTTGGTTGATTATATCGTTGGCAATTCTCAAAGCCGCAGGCCTAGATTTAAAGCCCGGCATTCTGTAAACGGCCTCACGCTTAAATTCATCCCCGGCCAAATATTCTGAGGTGTAAACTTCGACATAATTGTCCCTGAACTCAGCCCCAAATGTATCGGTATAATAAACTCTGACCGCGTTCGGTATGCTTCGTACGTCGTTAATCTTTAAATCCGGTAGTCCTTTTATTTCTGAATTTGTAATGGTAAAAGACGGCTCCAGCGGTTTGAGCGGGACAAAGAAAATCTCACCGTTTATGTTTCTTACAATTGTTCTTGCGTAGCCCCTGACAACTTCAAGAACCTGGTCAATTGGCCTTTTATTTGTCAACGCCAAACCTATTCCTGAACGAATCTCTTGGTAGCCAGTGGTCAACAAAACTTCTTGATTTCTGTGAATTAAATCTACAAGAGAGGCAAAATTAACACTCAGCCCAAGCCCATAACTCGGATTAGTATATAAATCATTAAGGACAAGCCCGGCGGTTTCGTGATATTTTGTAACTGAGTTTTCAAGCGTATTATAGGCAGTGACTTTATAGGTCATAGAAACGCCCGCGTTTCCGTCAATCGCCAAAACCAAAGCATTGTAAGTTCCATCATAGGTCGCCCTGGACGCTGAGCCAACATAAGTTCCGACGCCAGTAATTACAACCGGCGATAAGGCCGCATCCAAAAGGGTTTCAGAAGCCCATGTCACCGTGGTATCGCCCGCGCCCTGGTTGGTATAGGTTAAAACTTCAATTTCAAAAGTATAGCTTTCATTGTCAATCAATTCATCTTCATAATAACGGATAAAAGAGTTGACTTGACCGTTGGCGGAAACGTCGGTTGCTGTAACGGTGTTTCCGTCCAGAGTTACCGTATCGGCCGAACCGGCGGCAATCCCCCTATCAACCGATTCAATCGTTGGCACCGGGGACGCTATTTTTTTTCCCTCTATTGTGGCTACCAGCCGCGGGAATTCCTCAAGTTGAGCCAAGTCAAAACGCGCCGCAGTATAGGAATATTTATGTCTGATTTTGGACCAAGCCCGGCCAAAGTATCAGTGTAAGTAGCCTCGCCGGATAATGCGGTTGACAATAACGGGTCAACGCCCTGTCCTGGAGTTCCTAAGTAATGATTGTAAGTGCCGCCGTAAATGTTCTCACCGTTTTGTGCGGATACCTGGATTGACTCAATTTCGCCAATACACCAGACAAACCGCACGTATAAATATGGCGGCTTTCTTTTAATCAAGCTGAGAATTGGACCAATTTTTTCCGTTCCATAAACCAATGGAACATATTTTGACCAAGTGTTAACCGTCAGCGTCCTTTCTGAAAGCGTATTGCCAACAGAATTTATGTCGTAGGCTGACGGATTACTTGATTGTGTTGAATCCACCCAGTCCGGCAATTGCGGGTTGGGGTAATTGTTTGACAACGTCACAGTTGGCAAACCGGGTGAAACTAGATGGCCGCCGGTATTAACCGGTGGCAGTAAGCCGCCACCGCCGGGCGCAATTGGACCTGTATATTCAGGCACTTATTTGCCCCTTGACGCTTAATGTAATTGACCAATGACCAACAATGCTTGGTATTTTTACCGGCTTTGGTGGCGGACTTATAAAATACAATCCATAATCGTTCTCGTCGTTGGGGTCGGTGAAAGTGAATTCTAGGTCTTTGTTTGTTGTATAAAACGTCATGACTTCATCCCGCTCAGCAGCGGTTAAAGGTCTGCAAACTATTATTCCGGACAACACAACTTCATCATCCGTGAACGATTCTATGTGATTGGTTAAGTCTTGGAAAACAACCGGAACTCTTGAGCCGGACAAAGGCAGATTTGTTTCATAAGACAGCGGAATATCAGCATTAAAAATTGCCATTTTATTTAATCTCCACTACGTAATATTCAGATCCAATTAAAAAAGATTGGCCGCTTTGTGGCATGTGATTTACGCCGGTGCCAAGACTGTAATCTGGAACAAATTTTGTCAAGCCGCCGGTAGTGGCGCAATCCAATACAATCTCTTTTGAATTCATTGATGGAATCGCTATAACTTCGCCGTCCATCTCCTTAACAACATCATCCAAAGCGGGATTGCCTGAGCCGTAATAACTCCAAGCCTCAACCGATATAAATTCAAAACCAGCCCCGCCAATTGCCAGTCTTGTGTAGACATTATCTTCATTAGCAAGGTGTAAGCGACCTCTTGATATTCCGCCTTTTCCGGTTTTTATTCGCTCCATAGAGACGCCGGACTTCAAATAAACCTGGCTATTATATGTGACCGTTCCACCGGACGACAATCTGACCTCAGTCCCGTTCATTATCATTTTAACCAACAATCGCGGCTTTCTAACCGCCTTGGCTATTTCGGTTGCTTGTCCGGCTGATAAAATCACAATGAACCAAACCCAACGTCAAAACGCTCATTGTTAACATTAACATTAACTTGTATATTTTGAAGCCTTTCAATCGCGGCGGCCATTGAAACTACATTTTGCTGGAACAATCCAACAGACTCAGTGAATTGATTTGTGTTTTCTGTATCGGCCTCTTGATTTGTTAGCATCATAAGACTTAAAGAATCTATTAACTCGTCACTTCGTTCGCTTGCTTGAGTTTCAAGCTCAGAGAGCCTACCAAGCGCATTCTGACCCAACTGGTCAACAAAGCCCAGAAAACCCTCTCTAAGTTCATCCTGCTGCCCCTCGTCAAGCAATCCAAAGGCTCTGCCCTCATAATCCAAAGCCCGTCGGGTTAAGGCTTCAATTTCCTCAGGGTCATTGGACAAAGCAACTTGAGCGGCGGCGGCTTCTGATTCGCCTCTAAAATAATTGTATTTTTCCTCATCGTTCAATCCGGTTAAAAATACATCTTCACGCGCCCCGTTTATCATTTGTGAAACGCTTTCGGATGCGGAACGGATTTGGTCAATGAATTCAAGTTCCATTTCGTAGCGTGCGCGTAATGATTCGGCAATTCTGTTTTCGGCGTCTATCGAACCATCGTAGGCCGCAATCATATCCCAAATTGAATCGTAGTTGTGTTGAAGCTGTTCGCTTAAGCTGTAATTTGCCTCGGCCAAAGTGGTAGCCATATCGGCGAAAGATTCCATTGCATCAACAAGCGAGCTGTTTGATAATTGTTCGGCCAATGAATTGGCATTCGATAAAGCCCGGCCAAAGGTCAACCACTTAACAACGTCCTCTGGAGATAGGGTCGGCAGCGCCTCTTCAAACGATTGCCTAAAGTTATCAAAATTAACATCAGCGCCAAGCTCAGAACCTAATCTGTTGACCTCGTCATTAACGCCCTGGAGTTGGTTTATCAAAAACTCTTGCTCGGTAAAATAGCCAGCGTAAAAAGACTGCCATAAACTAAGGGCTTGTGGTAGCCCACCAGCCGCTTCAACAATACCAACAGAAAATGCAATGGCCTCCTCTCTTGTTTGGTTCATTGAAACGCCCATGAAGTCCAGGGCTTCATCAAATAATCTAAAACCACCACTGACTCGCGTATAGGTTTCGAGATGGGACTCGCCCACGTTTTTATAGGTTTCTATTAAGTCGGTTATATCAGTGAGAGAGCCGTCATCCAATAGATTAAAGTCGTTTATAATATCTTGCTGTACTTGTGCCAAAAACTGAGAGAATTCGAGTAACTCAGATGCGTTACTTCTAAACCTATCGGTTAATGAATTAAAGTCTTGCTCCGAACCGCCGGTCTCAACTACCGAAGTTAAAACTTGAGCGAGCACATTATCAGCCACAACCCGACTGGCAAACGCGTCTACACCCTCATTCCAAGCCCTGCCCATTGAATCAGTGACAACAGAAGATACTTGGTTTCCATCTTTGTCGAATTCTTGTGACAAAGAAGCTGATAGTCCTGTGACCACTTCGACGCCGAGAGCTGTGGCCGTCGCTATCGCGGCAGATGTACCCGCTTCTCCGATTGCTTCAAATTGCTCTTTAAGTTGTGAATCCAGCTCCGACTCAATCGTTCTACGTCTTGTGCCTCTAAAGAATGAGCGTTGTCTGGATTGATTTTCAAACTGGTTCCCCTGAACGCCATCAGGCCCAGTTGAAACATTAAAGCCAGCCCCGGTTGACTCGTACGATGTGCCGAATAATTTACCGCCAGATATACTGTCAATAAGTCCAGCTATGACCGCCGCGATAGCGACGGGACCGGCAAATGCCGCCAGACTTGCAACCGCGCTTCCACCAACACCAGCGGCGGCGGCGGCGGTAACTGCTCCGGCGGCCGAGCCAATTAATGAGTTTGCAGTTCTTAGCATGTTACCGCCAGATTGTTCAAACACATTGGCTATATTGCCCAGTCCGTCGCTAAATCCTTGGATACCATTTAAAAATCCGCTTGATGTCCCGCTAAACAAACCGGATATGTCGCCGCCTAAACCTGAAAATATTGTGCTGGCGGCGTCTTTAAAACCGTCCTTAAGATTGGCAAAAAATTTGCCGAAAGCTGTTTCAGTATCGGCCAATGCTCCACCAAGATTTTCAACCGCTTTGGTTTCCTCATTAAATTGCCTAGTTATCTCGGATTGTCCGGCAACATATTCGTCGAAAGTTAATAACTCTTTTTCATAAAGCAATTGCAGCGCCTGCCTGCCTGTCAATCTTTTTTCCTCAGCTTCAATAAACGGGTTCAACTCTCCAAGAGCATCTCTCATTAACTGATTATATAGCGATTGGGCGTCGTTTAACTTAGCCTGTTCATCCGTTAAACTTTTCTTTAAATCCAGCAATTCATTTTGCTCATCAATCAATTCGCCAATGAGTATTTTTTCCTCATCGGTCTGACCTATTGAAACTTGTTGTTCTTTGTTAAAATCTTTGACTGCGCTCAACTGTCCTTTTAAAACCGATATTTCAGCCTTTAAAAGTCCGGTTCCTATTTTTATTCTATCGCTTAGCTTTGTATAAGAGTCGCTTAATTGTGTTACAACAACTTTCTTTTTTTTGGCCACTTCTGCCGAAGCCTCCTCAGCTGTGGTTGCTTTGACTGCGGCTTGGTAAAGCGTTCCAAACGTATCGGTTAAAAACTTCTGTGCATTAGCAAGTCCGAGCGTGCTTTCAATTTGTTGTATTTGGTTGTTTACACCGGTTAATTCATCTTCTTTTTGACCTGCCACACCACCTAAAACACGTGTGCCATCTTTAAATGAACCTGCATTGTTAGCATTAACAAATTCACTTAATTGCTTTTGTTTTTCGATTGCTTTTAGAAGCTCGCTTTGTAGTGTTTGGATTGATGTGGTATAAGCTTCGACGTTTTCAGTTTCAAACCCTTTGGCCATCTCTTCACTAAGCGTTTTGATAGCACTTTCAGCACCTCCGCTAAGTACAGATAACCTTTCGATTTTTTCATTGTGTTTGTCAATTAAATAATTAACACCTTCATACCCTGCATATAAAGCCGCCAAAGCGGCTGTAATAGGGTTAGCCAATATTGCTGTTTTAATCGCGGCACCCAAAGCCAGAACACTTCCGGTAACTGCACTTATGGCAATTGATAATGATGGTAGCCCAACAAGCATGGCACCTAATATTTTAGGGCCAACAAATATAGCCGCAACAATAGACAGCTCTTTTATATGATTGGCTAAAAACCCCACAGATTGGACCAACCCTCTGAGTAATGGCTCAATCGCCTCAATCGTACCAAGTAAAGCAACTTTTAATGTCGAACCAAGTTGGTCAATGTCGCCCTTTAAAGTATCAAGTTGTTTGGCCGCGGTTTCGCTGGCTTGGCCGTTGGATAAAAGCCCGTCGCGCATATCATTTATAGCGCCCGTTCCTTGTTCAAGCAAAATTGCCAAAGCTGGACCGGCCTCGGCACCAAAGGCTTTCATCAATTCGGTTGCTGGCATTCCGGATTCTTTTATCTGGTCAAGTATATCGACCAACGGCAACATATTACCGGAAGCGTCGCTTATATCTAGTCCAAGTTTTTTGCCATCAGTTGCTAGTTTATTTAACAAGGTTTTGTAACCGGTTCCCGCCTTTTCTCCGTTACCAAATGAAGTCGTTAAAATGGAAACAACAGCAACAGAGCTTTCAAACTCCTGGTTCATTGCTTTGGCGGTTGCGCCTGAGTTAGCCATTGCTACCTGAAGCCGCGGAACATTGGTAGCACTTGAGGCAATCGAAGCGGTGAAAACGTCAACTATTCTTTGCGAGTCATTGGCTTGTATTCCAAATTGAGCCATGGTTGAAACCACCAACTCTGTCGTCGTAGCAAGGTCAGCCTGAGCCGCTTCAGCAAGGTTTAATACATTTGGCAAGGTTGATAGTTGTTGATTAACCGATTGACCGGCAGAGGCAAGTGAGTACATGCCTTGAGCGATTTCTTGCGGGTCGAAACGTGTGCCAAGTGCTAAACTTTTTGCGGTTGCCCCAAGTTTTGCAAATTCGGCTTCTGTGGCTCCGGCTACCGTTGCAACATTCCTTAATTGTTGGTCATAATCTGCAAACTGTTTAGCCGCCGCGCCTATCGCCGCGACCGAGAATGCGGCCAGCAAACTCTTTTTTACGCTTGAAGCTGATTTTCTAACGCCGTCCAGTGAGCGTTCAACCTTTTTCCCGCCCTCCTGAGCTGGTTTCGGGTCTATCACTATTCCGACTGTCTTTAGCGTTATGTCTGTCATTAATCTCTCGTTCTACTGACCTGAATAAATCTATAAATTCCTCAAGGCTTCCGTGGAAACCAAACGCCCTGTGAGCAACCTCAATCTCAATCAATGGTACTAACATTCCCCATTGTGACCAACCAACCGCCCTGGCCTGAAATACCGCCTGACTTACTGCGCCCAAATGGTCATAAAGTTTCGGCTGGGGATCTACCTTTGGACCTCCCAACCTAGCCGCCATCAATAAATGTTTGCCATTCTCACCGGAATAAGTGAGTGACCAAATAACAAACTTTATTAGTTTTTTAAATCGTCTTCTTTTTCGTCGTCAATGAAGTTTGCCGTTTCCTCGGCATTAATAACAACATAATTTAAAAAATCTTGATAACCTTTATGGCTTAAAACAGTCAAACAATTGTCCGGAGTGTAGGGGACTCTCGCCTTTGTTTCGTCGTCTTTTAACGGCTTAATCTTTAAACTCGGAAAATCTTTTTCAAGATTATCTACCGTGTCAGTCATTTGCCAATCCACAAGAATATATTTTGCTATGATTGGCGCCATGATTGCCTGAACCTTATCAGCATCATCAAGAAACCCGCGTTTTTTCATGGCGTGTTTGTTTCTTTTGTGAGCCAATGATCGGGCATTAATATAGCCCTTATTGGTTGTTGGTTTAACCTCGATGAAGTCACCGCCATCTCCGATTTGAATGATGGCGGTTTCCCTTGTTACTTCGTCTTTTTTAAAATCACTTAACATTACAATTACCCGTTGTTGAAAAATTTATTTAACCCAATTTTGACAGAACCGCCGTGTATTCATCCGAACCAACGGTCGAGCCTTTTGCCATTCCTGTAAATGTTGCAATTTGAGTTTGATTGCCTCCAGCTACCGGAACGCTTCCAGAACTGAATCTCAGCTCAGGAACTACAATTCCGATTCCTTGGTTGCTTGCATCGACGGCCACTGAGCCAATTGAAAAGATTTGGTCAGCCAAGAATGCGTCATAGATTGCTTTATTTGTAAAAACAATCGTCGCATTTACCGTAACCATAAACTCACCTTTACCCATGGTGGTGCACACCAGCCCTTTTTCCCGTCTAACTGAATTTGATACGGTGTAAGTTATTCCGGTGACACAAGCCGTTGGTGCCGCAAGCGCCGCCCCGTTGACCGATATCAGGGTGCCAATGTACCCGTTTTCAGTGTCGATAACGTCATTGGTAGATGCGGCATCATAGCCATCGCCAATAGATGCGGCCACGGTTGGTTCGCTAAACCCGCTGAAAGTAAATCCTGTGCTTGTCACGGCTCCAGAACCAAATGTCAAGGTAAAGCCATCAACTTCCATTCCAAGCCACGCACGATAAACGTTGGTTAAAGTGTTGAATTCCTCAATTGAGTAGAATTTTGAGGTGTTGGCATTGGTCAGCCTGGTAGTCGTCAATGTAACAGAATCTCCAGCCGCCTCGGTCACTGCTGTATTGCTTCCGTTAACGGGAATTATGTCAACAGAGCCCGCGGCAGTATTGCCGCCGATTACAAAAGCGCCATTGTTGGCCGCGGTTGTAAAGCCGCTAATCATAACAACATCGTTTGGTTTTAACGCGCCCAAACCACTTCCTGAGTCGTCCAACGTCGCCGGGCTTCCCGCAGTAACGCTTAGAGTAGTGACGGCAATTGATACCGGCGTCCCAAAGTCGTTCCTGAAAGTTCCCTCATAAAACGGGTCATAGAATTCATGACCAAGCTCTGAGGCGATATTACCAGCGACTGCCATATCGGTTCTGATGTGGTCTTTGACGTTTCCACTATCCTGGATAATGGCGGATTTAACTGTTGCTGGCGTAGTTACAAGGCCGTGGCTCACATAGGGCAATATTTGCAGATTACCGGCTGGTGTTGTGCCTCGGGTGGCTTCTTCTATATAAGAAAGTCTTACTCTGTTTGTATCAGTCATATTATTGTCCTATTGAATTAAATTCGTACTTTATCTCAGCTAATGTTCTTGCTGTCATGTGAGAGCCTTGCTTGCTCCAATTATCTTCATCAAGCCTCGTCATGTAAGGGACAGAACTTGTAACAAATAACGGTTTCAATCCTGCGCTCTTAATGTTTGGCAGAACGGGTACTGAAGCCGAGTAGTTTTTAGGCAATCTCTTATCCGGTTTGCTGTGCTGCATATTCCAAGAGTGTCGCGCCTGTCCGCCAACGTAACCCTTTGGCGCTTTGCTTTTCCATAAAGTCGGATTACCTACTGGTGTTTTGTAGACTAATGATGTCCATGTTTTTAACCCTACAATCCTGACAAAATCGCCAAGGCTGAAGTTAATTTGCTTCATTACAATCTGGATTGATTGGGCGTTTAAATCTAATTCCATCAAGCCACCTCGTCCCATTGGTACGGGATAAATACATTCATCGCATAATGGGTATCGCCAACAAATTCTGAAACGCTTGCCTCTCTGAATCTCATTTGACCAAGATATTGATTTTCAAAAATATCCTTAAAACTTTGCGCCAATAACTCCGCCCTTGCTGTGCCCTCGTTTTTCTTAACTCTTATTTCAGCTACAACCGAACAAGTTTTACGGGTCTTGAGTGGTCCAATAAACGTATTAACACCATTGCCATCGAATGCCAGGACGTTTATGTATTCATCCGGCAATCCATCCGGTATAGGCGCGTTCTTAAAAAAGTAGGCGATTGGGTCAGCCCACTCACTAATAAATGTTTGCTCTATCAACTGATTCTGGATAAATTGAGTGGTCATTTTTTGGACAACCTAACCTGGAAAATTGCAATCGACTCACCCGGCACTGTTTCGCTGTTAACAACGTTCCATCTTTTTCCGTTCTCTGTTATAAAATCGTAGTCGCTAAAATGCCCGGTAATCTCGTTTGTTTTAAACATGAACCTGGTATCGCCGTGGCGAATTGAATCACCGTTAATCTCGAACCTTTTAAAATCGTATTGAATTCCGTTAACGCTTGAGTTTATCGGAGTGCCAACATCGTAAACTCTGGTGGTTGAGTTGTAAGTTTGACCTGTTTCGTTAATTAAAACGCAGGCAACTTTTAAATCATCAACAGCATTAAAGATTGCATCAACCCCTCCGGCTATGGCAGCGGCTAAACTCACCCTCGTTTAATCCTGACTTCACCGCGATTCCATAACCAGGGCTTAATCATTGCCATGACTGCCTCTGGAAAATCGTTCGCTCTATCTGTTGGCGCCACTGACAAGCTAACTGGACCAGCTTTGATTTGAGAAAAACCTTTTGTTCCTGAATCACGGGTTGTATCGCTAATTAAAAGCAGCCAAGCCAATTCGCTTGTCGCCTCTATCATAAATTTTGGTATTGTTAAATCGTCAAAGGCGTCGCCGTCATCTTCAAATATACTAACCCTCGGAAACTTCAAAGCCTGGTCACTTGTCTTTGGGCTGCCTGAGTAAGATAACTGGTCAAGCATTCTAGTTGCTTGCTTGATTCCTTTTTCTTTGTCTGGGTCTGAAGCCGCTGTCCATTCTGCGTTATGAAGCCTGGCATCATGATAAGCGTTCGCCTCGGCCAAAGTTACAAATGAATTAGCGGATTGTGACATGGGCGTCGCGTTAATGGTCATCTGTTCATTCCTATTCCGTCACGTTGCCGACGTCTTTTTAAATCTTCATTCATATCAGAATGTGCCTTTGCAGATAAAAAACCCTCCATCCCGCCTTTGTGGTTGTGCCCACAGATTTCCCAATCACCGCCATAATAACGAGATTTAAAACCGGAACGACCTTGGCTGTAATCGTACTCATTAACAACGACCTTTTCGCCTTTGCTATTTCTGATTGTTACTGTAGGAACGGAGGCCATTTGTTACTCTTTTGAAACCGGTTTTTTTGCGGTTTTCTTGGCGGTTTTCTTGGCGGTTTTCTTGGCGGTTTTTGCGCCAACTAATTCGTAGCCTTTAAAAGCCCCGTTGTCAAAATCTGACTTGTTTACAACAATGGCTTGCTTGCCATTGGTTACGTGAACTGTTGGTACTGATTTACCGATTGATTTCATTGTTTTCTCCAAACGTGAAAAAGTAGCCCGGCTTATGGCCGGGCTACTTTGATTAACCTAAGACGCGGGTTGCGGCGTATGGACGAACCATTTTTGAACCCCAAAGCGCATCAAGTGACCAGATGTCAGCTTTATGAGCTCTTGCAACCTCAACTCTCAACACCAAGCCGGTTTCAGGGTCTGGCATGTATGAGATATCAGCCGCGCTTGAGTCGCTGCCCTCCAGAGGTCTGGTTGAGAATGTCAAAGCATCTCGGTGCATGGCTAAGTTGGCAACGTGAGTCGCAACAAAAGTGGCTGCCACGCCATCCGCAACAGTAGCGGCTAATGGCGGTTGGATAGTTAAATCACTTTCGCCGGTTGCCAGTGGTGTTGCTGAGATTACCGTGTAGGTTTGGTCGTTCCCGGCTAATGAGAAAATATCGCCGACTGATGGGACTGTTGAGAACCCGTCAATTTTAACAACAGTATCACCTAGAGTGTTTCCGCCGTCGGTCAATGGCGTACCGGCAGCACCGGTTGTGTGAGTTTGAACCGTGTTGCCCTCAATGTTCATGAAGCCAAGTTTACGGCCAATCTCGCCATCAATAATCAATCTGCTGTCAGACGATTGGTCAACCTGGGAAAATGCCGGTAAAGCAAGCATATTGGCTCCAGCGTCATTGTCAACAATTAGCGTGCGGTCTGTTTTCGGTACGCCGTACTCATTTAATTTTTTACGCGCATTGATAGCCGCGGTTGTGTCTGAGGCGAACGGGGTTGTTGCTGCTGTTCCAACGACTGAATAAACGTCTTTGTACTGTAAAGCAACCGAAGTTTCAACCGATTCTGCGAGTGCTTTGACGGCTTCGTGAAAATCCATCGGCATGAAGTAATCGTCTTTTTCAATCAGCTTCTTGTCTTTGTCCGTTAAATTGAACTCGACCTCTTGCCAATTATCTAACTGGATTTGAACCAGGCCTTGGTCGCTAGATGGCAGCGCGTCGGGTCGGTTTCCGGATGGAGTAACGTCGGTGGCGATTTTTGGTTTTGAGATAGGTACGTCAATTGTTGAACCCTTTTGAGCCGCGTCCGCTTCGTAATCTCGGTTTGCGCTCATGACAAAAGGTAACATTTGGCGATAGCTCATTAAGCCGCGGCCTAATAAACGCGGGATTATATTTGTTAAAGTGTTTGACATAATAAGTGGCCTGTAAAAGTTAATAAATTAAGTTAATAATAAACCAACTTCGTTGACCGGCCACTTTATGACCTTGCTCGAATCTCAAGCCGTTAATTAAGCGTCGCTTAACTCTCTACGCGTGCAGTTCCATTGGCTAATTCCTTCATATACTCACCGGACTCTGACTGCTCTCTGGTGATTAATTTTACGCCGTTTGCACTTTTGTTCTGGTATTCAGGTGTAGTTCCTTTTCCAGAATTGCTATTTGAAGTAAAGAATTTACCATAGTCGGCATGGCTTTGTCTATCTTTGATGTAATCTTTGATTCCAAACGGGTTTAAATTTCCGGCATTATCCGATAAATTGCGCGGATTACCCTCTGCATCAACAAAGATTGTCTTGAATTCGCCGTCCTGGATATCAATTCGGACATTTTTATCCAGGTCAGCCTCAAAAGCCAAAGCCATTCCGCCTGCTTCAGTTATTTTTGACATGAGCGATTTTTTCTCAGCACTCTTAACAGCACCGGTCATTTTTTGAATCAGCTTTTCCTTTTGGTCGATTACGTCTTTGAATTCGCCCTTAACAAGTTCATATTGCTCGGCCTTTAATTCCTTGCTCATTTTTTCTGGGTTCAAGTCTTTGAGTTTTTCGTACCTCTCCAGCTTGGCAAGTGCTTCTTTGGGGTCAAGTTCCCCAAACGATTTAAGCGTTGATTTGGCCGTATCGTAATCAGTTTTCAGTCTTTGTAACGCGCCTTTTAAATTGGTTACGTTCTGCAAGTCGTAGCCGTCAACCGGCTGAACCTCTAAAATGTAACCACCCTCGGTTGACTTGTAAAATGCCTGAAGAGATTCCTCAACAGACGACAAGTCTTTAATAAATGCCTTTAATACCATTTTCAATTACCTCAAATTTTATACTTACTGAATAAATCCTCAACCGTGTAAAAAGTTCCGGTTGGGTCTATAAACTTTTTCAACGGCAATTTACCGCTTCTGAATAACTCCGCCCTCACTTTTCCTAGCGCGTCGTTTTGTATCTCTTTTGACTGTCTTTTCAGCCATTGATTGTAGGTCACGTCCATTTTAACATCGCCCGTCATTGAGGCCCTGGTGCCAACCGGCACTTTTCTTTTCATCTTCAATCCAAGTTCCTCATAGGACTTAACCACCGGCACCGCCCTTGTTCGGCAATTCCAGTGAAACGGCGGCATTGGGTAATTATCTATCGGATAAAGGACGTCGTCAATACTATGTTGCATACAAATTGGCGTGGTTCTATTGTCAAAGACAACAGATAATTTGACGCCTTTTATTATATCATCATTAGCCGCCATAACTTCACGGTCAGCGTTCGCCGTCACTCCGGCTATTGCCGTATGGATTATGGCTCTGGTTCTGGCCGTCTTTTTAACCTTGATTGCCTTGAACGCTTCTTTGGCCTGAGCAATCGTGAATCCGTCATTAACTGCGGTATTTGCCAAAACGATAAGCCTGTCAATGTCCCCGTCGAATAAGTCCTTGAAATTATCCTTTATAGTCTTGCCGCGTATTTGTGCCCGGCTTGGGCTGATTACTTTTCTTGCGGGTTTAACCATACCACCAACCAAAAGCCCCGCTATGACCGCTTCAAGCCAAAGAGTCTGCTTTTCTGCGATAACTTCAAGCTGGTTTAAAAAATCCTCTCTCACGTTCCAATATAATTCTGTCTTTAGTTCCTTTAGCTTTCTGTTGAAACGGGTTTTCTCTTTCGCGCCGCCGCCAATAGCCGCAAGCAACATTCCCTGGACTTGTGAGTCGATTTCAGCCAGTTGTTTTTGATAATCATTCGCAAGCCCCGCTTTGAGCCTCTCCAAGCCTATTGCGTGAACTATTATCTTGTCAATTAACGATTGATTAAAACTCACAACTCCCCGCTGTCCTCAATCTTGCCAAGCTCTTCATCAACATCAAAATCATCGCCAAAAACTTTCAACTTATTAAGCATTGACAAGAATGTTGCCCGGCTAATCTCGTTAGCTTTTCTGAGCTCCAATAGCGCGGCCACTTTTTTGTAAACTTCTCGGCTGATGTTAAAGTCTTTGAAAATATCAATCGTTATATCCGGCGGCGAACTATCGTTCATCCAAAGCGCGGCCAATCCAATTAAGGTTGGCGCCTCGCTCTCGACTTCTTTTACAACCGCTTGAAGTATTGAAGTGTCCGCGTCTGTATCGGTGATAACTTCTGTTGCTGTTTTTGATACCGACTTTGGCGTTGTAAGCTCAATGCCATAAACGCTCATTTTATCCTCAAGGCGCTCAAGGTCTTTGGTCGCTTGTTCAACGCCTGAGCCGGTTAATTCAATCCACGCGGCCTTTGAATTTTCCTTTGACGTTACATAGGCATTATTTACAGATATCGTGCCGCTGATTTCATCCGCATCAAACCCGGCCAGGTGCAGAATTGGAACACAAGCAACGTGTAAAATATTATCCAGATCTGATGATTTTCTAAAGTGCGACAGATTTAAATGCGCCAAGTCCTCAAGGACGGGATTTGAGTCAATTGAGGACACAACATTGATTGGTATCGCCTTAATCGGATTTTTTATTGTTTCTTTTAGTTGCCAGCTTTCTGAGTTTTTATCGGTTTTGAAATAGGTGTCGATTGTTTCCCGCGTCCAGTGGTCAATGTAATCGACCTCTTTTATTTCGCCGTTCCCGTTATTTTCAAACAAGCTGTATTTAAGCTTAATTTCGTCGAATCCTTTTTCGTCTTTTGACCAAAATATAAGCGAATCCGGATGAATGTGCGCAAAAAACGGATGAATGTTATTGCTACGTTCCTCAGCTAAGTTCATGGCTGAACCGTTTTCGCCTACCGTGGATGGCATATCAACCATCACAATAGATTTGCCATACATCAAAACGTCCCTAACCCGGCGCTTGAGAAAATTAGCTAGTTTGGTGCTTTCTCTGTCGGTGTCGTTTTCAAGCCACTCATAACCAGCGGGTAATATGTCGCCTTCCTTGCCTCCGACTAAAATTGTCGGCTTCTCGCCAAAAGGCTTCAACGAATAAGTATCAACGGTTTTCATGAACGCATTAAACAAAACAGACCGGCTTATTCTGATTTTATAGGCTTCATCCGACTCCATCGGCTCTTTTGGTAAAGTCTTGTTATGCGCCTCTCTCATGTCGATTGTACCACCGGCCAACAAATCTGAGAACTCGTAGTGCTTTCTGATAGCTCCAAAAAGCGGGTGCATTTTCGCAATATTTTTAGTATCCATGGGTGAAACTACCTCCTAATTTGGATTGGTTTAAAACTTGATATGTTGATTCATCGTACAAATGGTCTTCGCCGGAACTGTCTACGGTTTCGTAGTCTTTTTCATCCCTTGGCAATAATGGAATCTGTCTTATAAATTCCCTGCAATTAAGTGAGGCATAAATTTGCGGTGCCTCAGGATTGCCGTCATTGCTTGATTCTAACATATCGCGCAATAATGACATCCTCATTTTTCTTGAGCCTGGACCTTTAACGGCTTTCTCAAATTTAACGCCACACTCCTTAAAGGTATCATAAATTGAACGCCCCTCACCATGAGCGTCAGCCCAAATAGCAGAATCAGCAGCGCCCGGCTTAACGTTCCAGCCGTTTATTTTTTCACGTTCCAGAATGCCTTTTGCTATCTTTTCATTCGTCATTCTAAGACCGACATTAATTTCGCCTTTTTTAGCCCCGTACCACTCACCAATCCTTAACAAGCTGCCTTTGGGTAGGTATTTTGTCTTGCCATCCCACTGGATAGACTCGCCAGGCGATAAAGCCCACCAACCGACCGAAAATGGCGCGGATGAACCCCAATCAAATGAGCGGAATATTTTCCAATGGGTTGGGATAACGACTTTGGCCGGATTATAAACGTGTATTGATTCATTCCAAAGGTCGTCGAAAGCTCCACCGGCTACTATATTCCAATCACCATACAACCAAGCCTTTTTGACGTTTTCATCCTTTATGCCCTTTAAGAATTGTATGTATTCCGGGTCATTCTTAAAAATGTACGGGTTTTCTATAAAGCTGGACTGAATTCTGACCCTTTTAAGGCCGTTTTCTTCAATAACCGTATTGGCTGGTGCCGGGTCAATGAATCGCGCCTTGACCGCGCTGTGACCAATACCAAACGGGTTTGTAGTTGACACTCTGCGTTTGCGAATTCCCGGGATGGGTGAGCGACAACAAGAACGCATGGCGTCATAAAAATCAAGGTTTGGAAACTTGGTCAGCTCCTCAAAACCTTGCCACGGGTATTCGTGTCCATGGAACGCGTCGTAATCGGACATTTTTTTTGCGTGCCTGAATAACAACTCCTCACCTTGCGGGAAAATCCATTTTAATGAGCTTGCTGATGTATGAAACTTTGCGGCGGGAAATATTTTGGGAATGAGAATTTTTGATTTGTTTATTACATCGGCCAAATGCTTGTACTCGTTCCTGAACAGAATCCCGCGATAATGCTGACCCCATCCTTTATTCACGCCCATAAGGTAATCAAAAATTAAGGTTTCAGTCTTGCCGCCGCCCCTGTTCCCCTCCAAAAGAACTTCATTGATTGGACATGCCAAAAACAATTGTTGACTGCCGGGATTTGGTCGCCAGGCGGCTTTAGCTGTCATCACTCAGCTTCCATTTTGGAATGTGCAAGTGCTATTCTTTGTGTTGATTCTTTTCCGGCCTTTTCCCAATCTTCAATTGTCATTATACCCGGCACCTCAACAATTCCAACTTCATCGCCCGGATCTGCTTGTGCTTGCTGAGCGTCCGACCTATTGGACAGCCGCCTCAATTCATCCTCACTGGCAATGATTTTCATCAAGCCCATTTGCAAGGCCGCCGACTCTGATTTAAACCACTTATTGCGTAAAGATACTTTTATTGACATTCTGTTTTGGTCAAGCAATTCTTTTAACGCGTTAAAATCGTCAGAGCCAACCGGATAATAGTCGTAAAAAGTTGGCTTTGATATTGGCAACATACAAACGACGTCCTCAATAAAAAAAAGTTTGTTTTTTGTTATAGCTTTACTGGCATCTTTAAACAGCTTTGCAATCCTTTTTTGTTTTTCGGTCAGCTTGTCCATTTTACAAAAGTTGGAGCGGGTTGGTCGATTTGAACGCCATCTTGCGACTGGTCGTCGCATGTTCTACCGTTGAACTAAACCCGCGCATTTTTTCTGTCCTTAACTTTTGTCATAATTTGCCTTTAAAAATAAAATTCAGGTTTCCGCCAATTTGCTTTGGATTATTTACGAGAGTAACTTGACAACCTTGGCCGAAGTTGAAATTTTTTGGACAGCGGCCTGTTGCATTGATGGTATCGTATACTGACCTGTGAGCAGTAATTCAAGGTGTCTCAACCAACACGTAATCTAATAACTGACTACAAAGTCGCAGTCGGTATTCGGATGAATCGACTTCATAAAAATAGTTTTGTTTATTTTATCGGCGTAACCTGCCGCAAGAATTTCGATTTGTTGGCCGTCGATATCCACAAAAACAAACTTTGTGCCGCCGGTCAAGCTGTCTATTTGTCTGAAGCATTTGTGAGAATGCGGCGGAACTACTTCTGCGGTTGGGTTTGAACCTGTTGTCCAGCCGTATCTTATTGTTTGAGTATCTGACATTTGTTTTTTGCTCCTGTTATGTTTCTGTTATGTTTGTTATGTTTTTTAATCTGCTAAACCGGGCGCGCCAAGTGCCGGACTTAAAAAGTCCGCTGATAGCGTTCTTAATCTATAAAGGTCTGCTGAGTAATACGCCCACATTCCTGGATATACCGTTGTGGCTGCTGGTAAAGTTGTAGCTATTGGGGTTGTGGCGGTTGATGGGTCGCCATGATATAGGAATGAGCCGGCTTTTTCAGTACCCACCCATATACTTGTGCCTTTTAACCAAACAGATACTACCGCGCCTGCGCCGAATGTTGCCAGTGTCGGGCTTGGTCCTAATGTGCCGAAACCAATTCTATAAAACTGTGTGCCGTTTTGTCTGAGTAGGTGGTATTTTGTTCGTACGTCTTGCAACCAGCTAACACCAATCCATCCATTTCCGCCGGCGGCTTGTATTTCAACTTCAAATTTCACCATGTCTGTTCTGCTGGTGTCATAACCAATATCATCTGACGATACGTAAGTGTATGAACCATTGTTGCTTGGTGAGTAGGTTTGACCTGAATCTGATAATGTTATTGGCGCGTTGGCCGTAACTGAATCCCATGTGCCTGCTGCACCACCACCACCACCGCTGCTATCTGATTCTGCCTTGGATAAAGACAGACCGCCGATTGATAATTTCATTTTATAATCCGGTTGATTTATTGAACAATATTTTCATTGATTAGCGCCGTCTGTACATAGCTTTGAGCCATTAAGATAAAATAAATTATAACATTTTTTCCATTTAATTTCATTTCAAGTTCATATAATCGTTAATTATCTTAACCGCTTCATCAAAACCACAACAACAAACGGCTTTATATCCTTGTAGGTTTAAATATTTTATTTTTTCTTTTTGCGGCTTGCTTAAATTTCTCTCACTAAGTCCCCGGTCTTTCATTTCAATGAAAAGACCGTGGAAGCCGCCTCTTGCAACCGCAATGAATAAGTCCGGAATTCCCGGCTCAAGACCCTCGGCTTTCATTTTAGCAATTTGCTTTATTCTCTGAAGTTTGTCGCCATGTAGCCAAGCCCCGTTGGGGACTGCGTAAATCAAAAAGTTTTGGTAAAAAGTCCGGAAGAATTTAACAACGGCCTTTTGTTCCTTTGACTCGCTCAAGATATAACCTCGGACAATATATTCGCCTGTTGAAGTTTGCGCTTGCACGACCCGTTTTTCAAAAATGACTTTGTCCAGCGCATCCGCTGTTCGGCTCTTGCAAGAGCGCCGTTTGCGTCCGGCTTTTTATTTGTGTAATGCGGGTAAAGTCGTTCAGGCTCACAATTCATTTTCATAATCCTCAATAATCTTGGCTTGTTCGTCTACATCAAAATGCAGATACTTAAATTCTGGATATTTTGCAAGTTCCCACGGTTCGCGTGAAATTTGCCACCATAGTTTTATGCGGTTAATCCGGTTGCTGGTATCAAATCCGGTGTCCATTACTTCGGGATTTTGTTTAATCGGCCTTATCCAGTGCCAGAAGTTCAAAAATCCTATCAAAAAGAACGGCAGCATTAAAAAGATTATTATGTAAGTCATGTTTTT